TTCGTTGGCCCAATGGGTGTAGAGGGGGATGCTCCGCGGCAGTGCTCCCGCGATGTAGGCGATGATGGCGATGAGTTGGTTGCCGGGGACGTTGTACTGGTCAAGCTGCCAACCCACGCACGCGAGGTCCACCACTCCCGCTCCCAAGAGCCGCGGAATGATGGGGTCGAGTTGAGCCCGCCAGAAGTTCACGTCTGCGTCACGAGCCCCACCGATAACGTCATCCCCGGCTAGGAACCAATGGTCCACAAACAGCCCCGCGCTCTGGGCACGCCGCGCTAAATCGATATAGCCGTCCAGTGAACTTCCATAATGGAGCGCATGGAAGAGCGAAAACTGGATGTGCGTGTAGTAGCCCGCATAGATCTCCAGGAAACTGTCCTGGAAGGCCTGCGGATAATTCGGCAACAGCGCGGTCATCACCAGGGATGGGTTCGCATCGTTGCCTCCGGGCACCACAGGCGCTCCCGGAATGGAGAGCCCGCTGAAGTTGCCCCGGATGAAGTTGAGGTCTCGCCCCCTCGGGAACTGCGAGACATCAGGCAGCGGGTAGTTCCGCGGCTCCGGTAGCCATGTGAGAGGTTCGCGTTGAACCGGCGTCCACGGCTTGCGGGGCACGGGTCCGTTTCCAGACGCTCCGAACAGCAAAACGTGGTTCGGTCTCATCGGATGATGATGAAGCCGTGGGGAGTGCCGTTGCTGCTACGGAATATGAGCTTGTCGCCCGCGAGGAACGCCGCCTGAGTCCAGGCTGAATCGAAGTTGGGGTCGTTCGGCGCGATATCCCGAACGTGCGTGCCGTTGGGCTCGATACAGACTGAGTACCCATTCTCCAGCACGAGATTGTAGTAACCTGGATTCGCGGTGCTTGGCCGTACCGTGCAGGGAATGAGGCGTGTGTCGGGCGCGTGCATGTCGATGGCGTACGTCAGCAAATGTATCCTCGTTTCTCCGTTAAATTACGTTGGTAAATCGTGAACGTGGTGTAAACTCAAACTCACCGATGCGAACAATCGAACGCGAGTTGCGAAGGGTCGGGGATGCCCTGTCGCAATACGGCGACTTACATGCCCCAGACAGCGAAACATCACAGGCCCTAAGCTGGGCCTCAATACACCTTCATCACATTGCGAACCGACTTCGAGCAGTGGTTGAAGGACTGGTCGAACTGCGGCCTCCAGACGCCGCGGGGATGACGCCCGAAGAGAAGCTGGTCTTAGCGGATAAGCGAACCCAGCACTCCCACCAAGCACCCAGCGCCAATCTGCCGCCAGAAGTGGCGACCGGCAAAGTTCCGGCCTAACCCGGTAGCCCCCGCGAGCGGAAGCGTCACCGAGATAGAGGGTCCACCGAAAGTGGAGCAGGCGAGAGCCGTGTGTCCGCTCGGAAACCCAGACATCTCGGAGTCGCTTCCGCACGTATGGGTGGGGGTGCAGGGGCGAGCGTCGGGGAATGCTTTCTTGAGCCCGAAGACCGCGCCTTCAACGGCCCCGACTCTAAGCCCTTGCATCAGCAGTGCGTGTCCGCGGTTCTCAGAGCGCCATGAAGCGAGCACATCGAGTGCTTCAGCGGTGAGCACCGTTGCCCAGCTGATGATATGAGAAGCGTTCCTCTCACTCTCGGTAGGGAGCCCAGCCGGTTGCTGCGCCCAGAGTGAACAGTTCAATAGCAATACGACGCAGAAGGCGGCGCAACTCTTTTTCATTTAACGTTTCTCCTGTTGTGGTGGTAGACACGGGATATCCTTTTCAGGGGTTCCATCCTTCCTGAGTGTGTAGCGTTCGTAGTAGCTTGGGTAAAGGTGAATGAAATCGAACCAGTCATAGCCGTCGTTGCGGTCCCAGACGATGCAGTCCGCGGGGTCAACACCGTAGAGGGCGATGAGGTCTTCCGCGCTTACGTCGAGTCGTTCAGTTGCCTTTGGGCTCTTTGGCGGAAGAGAGTCAGGATGTAAGGCATACATCAGAGCGGTTCAATCCCCATCGAGCGAAGGAAGTCGTCCTCGCTCATGCCGAGTGGTCGGAGTGGGCGGTTACTCGTGCGGGCCTGCTGATGCTGCTTCTCCTGATACTCCGCATACCCGCAGTTGCAGGGTTTGGAGACTCCGAGTGCGCGGCTCCCGCCTATCCACTCCCATCGGTCACAGTGTGAAAGGTGTTCAGTCATGTCAGCCCTTGCTGTATCCGTTTTTCGCGCTGAAACCGGCGACGGCGAAGTTTGGAGCCGCGGGTAACTTTTCCATTGGGATGCCGCAGTTTGGGCACCACGTTGCTAGGAGTTGGCTACAAGTTGGATTTTTGGGCGGTGCAACCACGTCCTCTTCTAACCGTCCGCACGCAAGGCATCGATAATCAAAGCGCGGCATCGGTGTTGAGCCTCTTGCATCGTGGGCATTGCGCCCGGTCTCGGGTCCAATTCCAATTCAGGCACTTTCGGCACTTCCACCAGATAAAGGCCATCAGCTAACCTCCCGGTATTCCACGAGCCGTTGGTCTGTTCGGTAGTGGTCGAAGCGTTTTTGCTCCCCTGCTTTGCCGTACCAGTAGGTGGGGAGGAGTTCACGAGCGATGTCTTCCGGGTTGCCTCTCAGGTCTCCCGCGATTTGATGTACCCCCGCCAACGGGCCGGTTCTGTGCAGGATGACGATGCGCTTGGTGACCGTTTCAGTGGACAGACGGATACCTCCTATCTCTGTACCCTTGCAAGAAGTGTACCACGGGCTGGACAGCAAGGCAAGAATCGTGCCATACTAGGAATGGAGGCTACCTGTGGCTGTTTCGCGAAGAAAAAAGAAAGTACCCAAGCGTCGAGGACGGCCCATGACACTAGGGCCGAAGGAACCGAGTGTGGCTCCGTCCCTCCCTCCGGAGCCCGTTGCTGAGACGCCACAGGTAGACTCCGACTCTCCCCAAAACCTTTTACCCCAAGAGTGGACAGACCGAGACGAACGGCCTCCAGTCGGGCATCCGGCCCGTTCCTGGTGGTTGCCGGACAATTCCAAGGTGCGTCCGGTTGCGATGCAAATCATCGCGATGCGGCTTTCAGGCATGGAAGACCCCGAGATTGCCAAGGCGCTGCAAATCTCCGAGAAATCGGTGAGTCCTTACGTCTATCGGGCCACGAAAAACGGCTGGCTCGATATCGACTACGACCCGAAGGAGCGCATCCAGTATCAGGTGATGCATCAGGTGGTCAAGGAATTAGAAAACGGCCTCGCCGACTCCGTACGAATGAACAACGGCATGAAAGTTCGGACTGCGGTTGCTCTCAAAATGGCTGAGGGTACAGTATTCAAGTCATTTGACCAGCAGACCGCACAGGCGGCTCCGTCAACAGTTGTTGCGGTCCAAGTTGTGATGCCGGACGGACCTCGCCAAGAGGTTCGGCCCGACACGACGGGCGGCACGCCCGCCTATATCGATGTGGAGACGAGCTAATGCCGATTGATGCCGACGTGCAAGCTGCGGCCAAGCACTTTGGGCTCGACCCCTCGCTCATTCAGGCAGTCGTTACGGCCGAAGGCAACATCATTCGGGCGGTGCAGTGCTCGGTCCCCTCGGTGGTGACCCGCGCAGAAGCGCTGGACATTCTCTGCCGCTCTTGCGTGCACGCCATGCGGGATTTCGTCGTGCAGCAGAACCAGCAGCAAGCCTTTGTCACCTTCTGGGGCGCGCGATGGGCACCAGTCGGCGCGACCAACGACCCCAAGGGTTTGAACGCGAACTGGGTCCGTAATGTCCTACGGCTCTCAGCGAAAGGGGCCGAGTGGCAGCCTACATAAAGAAAGTTCGCCTGCCGCCCGGTTGCGGCGATTCCCTCAACGAGCCTTACCTCTTTAACCCCTACATTCACGGCGACAACGGATTCTTCGCAACGCTTCGCAAGCGGGTTTGCCTGAAATGCAAGACGATGGGCGAGCACGATGAGAAGGGTCTCTTCGTGTGCTCGAAGTGCAGCACGACTCATACCAACAACCTGACAGCACCTCGCGCTTTCGACCGATTGCTATTGCTCTCCGGTCGAGGCGGCGGCAAAACGCTCGCGGGCGCTCATGCAGTTCGCCAGGAGTTGATGATTCCCAACTCTACGTGGTGGGCGATGGGTCCGACGTTCAAGATTCTCCACGACTCCACATTCCCCACCCTCGTCAAGCTCATCAATCCTGACTGGGTGTCCTCGTGGAGCGAAGAGCACATGGAGCTTCGCCTCAAGAACGGCTCGATGGTCGCCTTCCGTTCCCTCGAAGACCCGGAGCGAGCCCGCGGCCCCCACGGTATCTCGGGCGGCTGGTTCGATGAAGCCGCGCAGAGTCCTGAACGCGCCTACGATGTGTTCGAGCCCACCCTCATCAAAGCGGGCGGCATCGCTATCGCGTCAACCACGGTCCTCGGCTACGACTGGACCTACGACAAGATTGAAAAGAAGGCGCTCGTCTACAAGGAGCCGGGGTATTGGTCAACCCGCTGGTGGACAGAGGAGAACCCACTGTTCCGCAGCAACCCGGTGATGATGCGGCAAATCGAGCGGGCCAAGAAGACGATGGAACCGTCTTTCTACGCTCAAGAGTACAAGGCGGAGCGTCGGAACGCCACGGGTCTTGTCTACGACTACTCGCTGCTCGAACAACAGACCGTCCTGACCGCGGAGGAGATGAAGAAACTCATCCCCGAATGGCCCGCTATCGACCCCTCGCGCCCCGTGATTGTCGGCCTCGACTCTGGAGCGGACCATCCGTTCGGCGCAGTGATGATTGTGGCAACGGCGAAGGGGCTTGTGGTCGTCGGTGAATATCTGGAGCGGCAAAAGGCTATCAGCCAGCACATCGCGCCCATCGCTCTGAAGTTTGGGCTCGCTCGGTTCACCAATGTGAAATGGGCAGCGAACAAGAATGAGGCGAACCTCCGTCTGGAGTTCGGTCTCAAGGGCATCGGCGTCATCCCCGCGGAAAACAAGCACGAGATAGGCATTCAACGGGTACAGAGTTGGCTCTACACCAAGAATCTGCACTTCGCCTATACCGTCCCCAACACTATCGAGCAGATGCGGGCCTACCGCTACGCCAATAACAGCAAGCCCGATGGCACCAAGAAGACCAAGGAAGAAGTCTTCAAGTTCAAGGACGAACTTCCAGATGGTCTCCGTTATGCGGTGATGGCGTGGCCGGAACTGCCGGAACCAGAGGCTCCTGTCCGCACCAAGAAGGAACAAGACCGTTGGGACGCGATGTCTGACGAGACGCGAGCGGATGTGGAGCGCGTCATCGAATACGACAAACGCGGGGACTCCAAAGACCTGGAACCAGAACACGACCTATACCCAATGGGTGGGTTTTTCAATCCGATAGAGGAGAGCTATGTGGGTTAAAAGGCGGGACTACGACGACATGCTTGGGAGAGCGCTCGAAGCGAAGGGCGCGGTCGATGCGTTAGAGCGGCAAGTCGCCACTCAGAAGACTCACATCGAATGGATGGCGCACCGACTTACCCAACTTGAGCATGAACGTGCCCAACTCATCTACCGCTACATGGACGTGAAGATTTCCGTCCCCACTATCGAGCTTGATACGCCCGCGACTCCCGAAACCTCTAGCAGCATGTCTGACTTGCCGTCCTTCAACGATGTAGGCGACGAAGAAGCGAAGAAGCTGGGGCTCGATTGGGACGAGGACGGGCGCGTCACCCAGCATGGAAAGGCGATTGCGTAAATGGCGGACTTACTCTCACAGCCGTTCGATACGGCGATGGCAGAACAGGCGCGGAAAGCCGCTTCTGCCCCAGCAGCCGGTCCCGATGACTTGGGCGGGGATGGCCCGGACGACTCCCTTTATAGTGACGAAGAACTCCTCGAACTCTGGCAGCAAATCAAGCGTGAGACCATCGACCAGCAGTGGGTGTTTCACCGGCAGTGGCAGCGGAACATCTGGTACATCCTCGGGCGTCAGTGGATTGAGTACCAACAGAAGTGGGGCGGCTGGCGTGACAAGCGCATGGCCGCGTGGATTCCTCGGCCTGTCACGAACAAGTGCAAGGAGACGGTCCAGTCCATTCGGGCCATGTTCCAGTCAATCGCACTCAGCGTGAACATCCGCCCGAACGGGGAAGAGCCCGAAGCGATTGCGACAGCAGCAGCGGCAGATGACCTCGCGGTGCTGTTACATGAGACTCACCTCATGCCCCAGGCGATGAGTGAGTTTGACTTCTGGCTGTGCGCGACGGGCAATGCGTTCCTCCATACATTCCTTGATTACGACATCAAGTACGGGACGCTGGAGATTACCTCCGAGACCTGTCAGGGATGCGGGCAGACCTTCGACTCCACGGAGTTGACGGGCGCTCAACCGACATGCCCTGACTGCGGGGGTACATCGTTTCAACCGGCGACGGACCCGCTCACAGGCCAACCCATCTCGCGGACAGAACTCAAGGGCGTGCCCGCGACAATCGCGATGTCGCCTCTTGAGATTTGTTTCCCCAACTCCTACACCCGGTTCAGCGATGTGCCGTGTGTGGTGAGGGGACGTTGGCGGACGAAGCGCTACTACGAAAGCCAGCCGCACCTCAAGGATGTGGTGGGTCAGGTGAAGTGGCAGAAGTCGCCTAGCGACCATTCGCTGGCGCTCTACACGGGTCTCGCCCAGATGAACGACCTCGGGATTACCTCGGGCTATGGGCTCGATGGGAGTGGTCGAGGCAATGCGGACACAGACGGCGTAGCGGAATACGAAGTCTGGATGAAGCCCACTGACAAATACCCGGATGGGCTGGTCTTCCGCGTCATCATGGACGAGAGCCCGCTCATCGTTCACTCAGAGGACACCGAAGGACTGCCGGGACCGCTCCCCTACAAGGACGCGAAGGGCAGACCGTTGTTCACCTTTGCCCACGCGACGTTCGAACCGGTCGGCGGGCGCATCCTGGGCTCAGGCCCGCTCGACGTTATCATCCAGAAGCAGGACCAACTCAATCAGTTGGATTCACACACGCTACTCTGCCTGTCGAGGACGGCGAACCCCGTCATCCTCGAACCGAAGGGCGCAGAGATTCAGCGCATGACTGGGATGCCGGGTGCGGTGTGGAAGTGGAATCCCCTCACGGTCGGCGGCAATGCGAAGCCGGAACGGTGGGCGGGCATCCCCATTGACGCCAGCATCATGTCGTTGCGGGAGCAGTATCTCCGGGATATCGAGGAGTTGGCGGGAACCTTTGACATCCTGAAGGGCATGAAGCCCGCGGGTGTTGAGGCGTTCAGTGCGCTTCAGTTATTGGTGGAGCGGTCGCAGGCGCGGTTTGCATCGGTGTTCCAGTCGAGGGGCGCGGCCTACAAGGAGTGGGTGAAGTTTGCGCTCGAACTGGAGCGGGCGTACGGGCCAGCCGAACGCACCCAAGCCATCTTCACCCCGGCGCGGAAGTGGACGTTCAAGACGTTCAAGGCCGCAGACCTCGGGGGCGATGTGACGGTGGTGGTCGAGGACGGCTCAACGACACCCAAGACCAGTCTGGGTATGCGGGCATCCGTGGAGCATGCGAACGGACTGGGCCTCCTCAACATGAGAGACCCGGACCAGCAGTACAAGGCGCTCCAGTTGTTCGGGCTCACGAAGATGGTCCCGACTCTGGACATCCACATGCAGTCGGCGCTTCAGAAGCAGTCGGCATTCGAGAAGTGGGTGACAAACAAGGCCGTGGTGAACGCCGCAGTTGCCATCGCTCAGGAGCAACAGGCGCTCTACGAGCAGGCGCTTCAGCAGGCGCAACAGCGGCTCACGAGTCAGCAGCTTGCAGGAACGACGGACCCGTCAAGTCCGCTTCCGGCTCCGCTACCGTTGCCGCCTCCACCCCCATCACCGCTCGACGGGACGCCCCTGAAATGGCAACCCTGGTATAACCCACAGATTCATCTTCAGGAGTTCGAGAAGTGGGCGAACGGGGATAGGGTCCGCGATTTGATGGCCCAGAACCCGGCTGTCGAGAACTTCCTCCGCATGCACATGCAGGAGATTCTCCAGGCCATGCCCGCGCCGACAGAAGCAACTCCCGCGCCAGTTCCACAGGGCGGTGGAATGGCGATGAAGAACTCGAATACGAACTCGGCTCCCCTCGCGGTTCCGGGCAAGCAGTCTCCCCCAAGCAAATAGTGTACCATTGAGGTACACACTTATGCTATACTTGAGATAGGAGTGGCGGGGAGGTATTTTGCCTCCCCGAAGCTCGTCATCCCTGTGCTCACGCAGGTAAAACTGGAGTAGATGAACGATGCTGAAGAGTTTTGTTGAACGTCTGTTGGGTATGTCTGTCCTCCTCGATGCGGAAGGTGATGCAGGAGGCGGCGGCGGCACCCCGGACGGTGGAACACCCGTAGCCGACAACAACGGCAAGCCACAGGCGGGG